ATGGTACCCGATCTCGGCCAGGTCTCCGAGAACGTCTCCAAGGCCCCGTCCAAGCAAAGCTGCGACGTTTTCCACGAGGACGTATCGGGGTCGTATCTCGCCAATGAGCCGGGCGTATTCGCGCCACAGGCCGGAACGCTCTCCGGCAAGGCCGGCGCCTTTGCCGGCGTAGGACAGGTCTTGGCATGGCTCATTATGGGAACCCGCCGCAAATCACGTCGATTTGCACAGGTTCCGGGGTCTCCTTCTTGGCTAGTGGTGAGAGTGAGTTCATCTTGTGCCAGTCGTGATGATGTCTCTGACAAAGCCATCGGACCTCCAGCGGTTTTTCATAATCGTCATGATGCGCTTGAACATCCCGCCGACCGTCTGCCATCAGGCTATTGGATCCGCACACTTCGCACGGTTGCGGCACCAACACGCCCCGCAGGACGGCCTTTTCGACGATGTTATGCGCACGGTCTTCTGCTCTGGTGCCACCACGGTAAAAATGGTTCTCTGCTCCATATCGCGCTTGCGGCCGCATAGTAGTCCGACGCTTTAGCAGGTCGTGCATGGATTGCCGCGAGACTGCAAAGCACTCGGCAACATCCGCAAGGCTTAGGCCACTCTCGTATAACGCAAGAGCCGCGTCCACCTGAGCCAAAGTCATCTTCTTCAACCGGCCAGCCATATCAATCACGCCTTCCTCAATCAACATCCTGGCATGTAGTGCCATGATGTCAGGAAAGCAAGGCACCTCCGGCCAGTGTTTCGCTAGCACCCGCCGGCAGAATGGGTCGATCTCGCAGAACGCCACGGTCTCGAAACCGCCCGTCCGTTCCAGACCGAGGCTGAAGCCGCCGATGCCGGAAAACAGATCAAGCACCGTCATCATCGCCTGCCGCTCCCATGATACCGATCAGTTGCCCTATTCCCCGCGCGCGTCCATCCGATCCAGTAATACACGCGGGAGATTGCCAGCCACGCGCGCGGGGTCATGCGGCGATCGCGTCAAACAACGATGGCGCCGTAGCCTCGGCCTCGGCCAGATACTTCTTCGCCTGGCGGAAGTAGGATTCCTTTAACTCCACCCCGACAAACTTGCGCTTCGTGCGGAGCGACACGACACCTTCTGATCCGATGCCCATGAACGGGGACAGCACGATATCGCCGGGATTGGACCACATGATCAGCGCGCGCTCGATCAGATCCAACTGCAACGGGCAAATGTGCTTTTCGTCGGCGTTGTCTTTCGCGGCGCGGACGTTCAGCGTGTCGGTCTGGCGGATGTCCATCCACACCGGGCTGGCCCATTTCTGCCACTGCTCAACCGGGAAGTCGGCGTGAGAGTGTTCCACGGGTTCCGTGTTTTCGCCTGGAGCGCGAAAGACCAGCACGTAGTCAGGCATCCCGACGCGCGACCGCGTGCTGTCTTTCTTGAGTTGCTTGTGAAGCAGCCCGAGTGCCTTGGTCCGGGTCATCTCAACAACCGGGTCTTTCCAGATAGTCACCCGCGAATGAAGCACAAAGCCGGCGGCTTGATGCGCGCGGATGATATCGCCCGGCAAGTCATAGATACCGATGAATCCGTCTTTCCATTTCGTGTGCGGGATTTCGGAACAATGGACAGCGGACAGCCGGCCCGGCTTCAACACGCGCGCCATTTCTTCCAGAAGGAATTGGTAATGCTGGAAGAACTCGCTGTTGTCGGCGCTGTTGCCCATGTCGCATTCGCTGTCCGAGTAGCAGAACAGATTGCCGAACGGCGGCGAGTAGACGGAAAACCCAACGGAGTTATCGGGAAGTTGGCGAACCACATCGACGCAATCGCCATTGTAGGCGGCGTATTTGTCGCCGTGGGTTTCGTCCAGGCATGTGATTTCAGTCATGAAAAACGATATCCTTGCGGTCGTAGGAGACGGGTTCGCGAATGACAGTGAAGTCACCGCCACGGCATGTGATCCACATTCCGTGGGTCTCACACACATCCGAAATATCCGACAGGAACGCGGCCAACTCAGGGCTTTCCTTTGGCGTGGCCGGCGGCTGGTTATAAACCAACTCCGGACGCGGCGTTTTCTCGGCCGCCTCCGTTACCCATTGCGGTAGTTTTACGCTGCCAGCCATGTCGGGAGCCTCCCTTTGTATGTTGGATTGTATTGCACCTTGACCTTTGACGCGTGGCCAGTGTTGCGACGCTGCGCCTCGCTCATGCCCGCCATCATCGTCTTGTGGTCTTCGCTCTTGCGGTCGATCACGCGGCCGATCTGATCCTCGCCTTGGGCAACGGCCAGGTGGACGTTTACCGGGTTCTTCTGGCCAAAGCGCCATGATCGGCGAACGGCCTGAAACCATGCTTCGTAAGAGAACGACCGCCCGACAAACGCCATGCGGTCCGCGTGCTGCCAGTTAAGCCCGAACCCGGCGACGCTTGGCTTGGTGATGATGTTCCGCACCTTACCGGCCGCGAAGGCTTCAAGGGATTCCTCTTTCCGCTCGATCGTGTGCGATCCCCGGACCTCGATCGCGTCCGGTATCACACGCCGCAACGCATCCGCCTCGTAGTCGGTATCGCACCATACAATCCACGAATGATCCGGTTCAGCCGTCACAAGCGCGCCGATCATGTCCGCCCGCGCCTCGGCCGTCTGCCGCTTCAAGTCGTGCATGTTGGTCGCGGAAATGTTGGCGTCGAATAGCATTCCCTCGGCCGCGACCGCCTCGGCCTGCACCTGATGCCGAATGATGTTGAGCGGAGGCAGGATAAAGCGCGACGCGTCAAAACCCAGATCAGCGGGCGTTTCCGCCATCCTCGACCACGAAGCCATCCAGTCGTAGAACGCCGATCGCGCGTGACCCTTGAGGCGCCATGTCCCGGTATCGTTCGTGTCGTTAATGAACCACCGCACGAGCATTTCGGCTTGCGTCATGAGACCAAGAAACTCGGCCTGCGAACCAAGCTCCGCATGGTCGTTTGGCGCTGGCGTTGCCGTTGCACACAGGCGATACGGGACGTGCGCAAAAGCCTCGATCAACGCGCGGCTTGTGCGGCCCGTGTAGGATTTCAGGATGGAGGCTTCATCCATCGAGACCGAGCCAAATACGGACGGGTCGATCTTATCCAGCCGGTCATAGTTGACGATGTTGATCCGCTTGCCGACCGTCGTCATGTCGCGGATCACGGCGGCATCGTAGCCGAATTTGGCGGCCTCGCGTTCAAACTGCTTTGCCACGGCAAGCGGCGCCAGGAGTAGGGCCGGCTTGTTGGTCTCGCGGATGCACTGATCGGACCATTCAAGCTGACAGATGCTCTTACCTAGCCCGGTGGACAGATACAGCGCCGCGCGTCCTTGGCGAATGGCAAAGTCGGTCGATGCGGCCTGAAAGTCCATGAGCAGCGCATTCATGGCGCGCGGCGTGAACCCGCCGGCCGATGCTGCGACTGCTTTTCGTCGCAAGAACTCGCTGTATTCGTCTCGCATTCATCTCTCCATCGTGTTTCGTATTTGCCCCGAAAAACCCCCGACGCGTTAGCGCCGGGGTAGTTTGTGGGGAGACCGCGCCTATCACCCCCGGCGCGGAAGGGGAACAACGGAGCTTGCATTCCCCGCTGATGGGTTGCCGACGACGGGAGGCACGGAGCCATCCCCCGCCGCCGGTATCGCCGGGTTCCAAGTCGCCTTTCCGCACGCGCCGGCCGAAGCCTGGTGAGTGTGAATAGGAACATCCCGGCGAATGTCGATGCGAAACTGGCGGAACCAGCTTCGGATAGTTGCGGGGTTTACGCCCGTATCCCGCGCCACGTCGGCAGGTCGCGCGCCCCGGTCGAATGCGGCCCGTGCGCGGGTGCGAAGGGCAACGGACGGGGTTGCGTAGCCGGGAGCGTCCGCGACCTGCCTAGCGGGAATGTGGACGCCTTGGCGGCGCAGGCGGAACACGACGGCGCGAACGGTGCTGGCGTGCATTCCGAGTGTTTCCGCGATGCTGGCGTAGGTTGATCCAGCACGCGCGCCTAGCACGATCCGCGCGTCCCGCTCGTTCATGTCGCGTCCCCGTTGGGCTGTTTATCAAACAATGCGCCGTCGGGCCGAAACCACCGCGACGGCGCGCACTTCTTGACGCCCATCGCATCCGCGATTTCGCGGAACGTGGCGCCGCCGCTCCGCATCTCGCGTGCCTTGCGCTGCATCTGGTTCGTGACCTTGGCGCGCGGCCAGTATAGAGCTTCAATCGTAATCACGGCACCATCCCTCATTCAGCACCGGCCGCGGAAACACGTCCGGCCGCAACTGCCAAGGCTCGCACTCAATCAGCGCCGCGACCTTGACGACATGATGCGCCGGCAGCCGGTTCCACGAGTGAGGGGTTGATTTCTCGACACCCGTTGCCCGTGCCAGGTTCCCCCGGCCGCCGGCTCGCTTGATGATCTCGCACATGGATAGCTCTTGCATGTCCCGACCGTGCCACCCCGGCCGGTTGGGTGTCAACGAAAATAATTCGCCATCTCCCAACCTTTCCCATTGCGTTCAGGTTGGGGATAGGCGAATGTAGGTCATCGGGACGGGATGGCCGGACCGCAGGGAGGAACGCAGAAGATGACCACAGCCGAACGCAACCGCGCCATCAAGGATCTCCTCTCCAAGGCATTCGCCGGATACGGGGTCAGCGTCAAAGGTTCGCGCGGCACGGGTCACGGCTGGGTCAGCATCAACATCGGATACGCCCCACGCGACAGCGGCGAGCAGCGGGAATTGAAGGCGCAAATCATGCAACTTCTTACCGCCGCCAAGATCGAAATCGGGACATACGGATACGACGATCCCGGTTCCGATTACGGATATGGGAAGAAGATCAGCATCAACTTTGACCGCCTGCGCGACGATCCCACCGAGGATTTCAACTACGTCGGTTCGCGCCACCACTACTGACCACAACCGGGGGCTTCGGCCCCCACCAACACGGAGCGCCCCCATGCAAGCCCATTACAACGTCGCCAATATCACAGTCCGCCGCACCAACGCCGGCCCAACTGGCGAGATCATCCTGGCCCGCGATGACTTGCCCTGCGGCGCCATTGCCTACGGCCCACGCGGCGGCAAAGACGTGCTCTCGCTGTGGCCGACCGACGACACGCCGCCCGACGTAAGCAACTTCACCATCATCCAATGTCGTGGCGCGCTGGGCCGCGCTTGGCCTGATCTGATTGGCCCGGCGCATTGGGTCGGCACGCACAACCGCGACGCCCGCGCGTTCGGGCTGAT